ACATAAATGTAATCCATTAATAAACAGGAAGTTAACTGAGCGACCTGAAAAGATCCTCTAGTTCCCATTCCTTGTCCAGCCGCATATCTTACGGTTTGTGTCGAATTCTTCACATTCCATGGACATTTAACGACTAATTCCTTCCAACAATCGGAAATTTCAAGATTGTATTTATTTCTAACTACAATTTCTTGGAGTTCTACTCTAAAGCAATCTGTCCAATCCTTACAATCGTAAGATTTGTCACCGATCTTTATCCTTTTGAACATTCTATCGAATCCTTTAGAATGAGAAAAGTAGTCGCAGGAATTTGGGTACAATTTCAAAGTAGTTTGAACGAGATCTCGTTCAATCGGTCTAAGAATTGTTTGAGTCCAATAATCAGACATGGCAATAGTTCTCGACTTGTGTCCTGTATCCGGAACAGAAGTCAGTTTTCTTAAGTATATCCCAGAAAGAAGATTATTTACATAATCTTTAAGAGTGGTTTTACTCTTTTCTATGTCTGTTAAGTTCTCATATTGCAAGTTAAATATAACTCTTTGAGCCTCTGCCTTCTTAAGTATGAATTCATACAGAGGAAGGTTGTCAGTGAGTTCGCAAAGTCTTTTATAAGGTATAGAAAATCGTTTTGTCTCTATTAGCTTTAACGCTTCTAGATTACACGATTGATTATTTATGACTCCGTTAGGCCCGTTCTTTGTTAGATCTAGGTTTAGTGTGGTATCCCACATTAAATTCTTATCTATGTTGTGATCTCGAAATTTCTTGATCACAAAAGCCTCAAAACTCTGAAGAAATTCAGGGTCTATTGGTTTACGAGCAGTGGTGATAGATGTTAATGAAATTTCATTAAAATCTTCACATAAACGGTGGACGTTAAGCATGGATCTCAGGATTTGGTCGCATACGCTTCCTATCTCCGTACGATCTCTGGCATTAAAGAATAATGGCCTTGACAGCTGGAAAGCTGTTGGCCACCTGTCTACAGGACCTGTAGATAAACGTGGTGTCGTTATTCTGGGATGTTCTGATCTAGGGCTTTCTAGCAATTGAATACAATAGCTAGTAACCTCTTTGAAGAACGTAAAACAAAACGGAATTCTGTTGTGTTTTACCAAATTGTTGTGAAAGGTGATTACCTCATATAAACAATCCTTAATGCTGATAGATTTAAGACGAAAGTCTATTTCTATCCCTTTCTTCTCTAAACGTGAAATCTCACTTTCGAGAAGTGTCTCTAGTACTTTTTCAAAGATACTAGTATCACTTTTAATCATACCGAATTCAAGATCTTGCTTACTATCTACAGAACTGTTTCCTGTTTCTCCCTTCGAATCCTTGGGGAGAACAGATTGGTTTTTGGTTTTGACTCTAAGGCTACCTATCATTTCAGTAGCCTCCTTATTAGAGACTTTGAGTAATCTTGCTAACTTTCTAAGCTTTCGCTTATCGATTAGTGGATCACCA